AAATTAAAACAGATAATCCAAAGGAAACTGAATAATGGCAATAACAAAAATACCAGCCGCAGGTTTTACAGGCAACAACTTCAGAAACATCATCATCAATGGTGATATGAGTATTGCTCAGAGAGGAACTTCGGCTACTGGATTAGGAAATGGAGATAGTGGTTACCATACTTGTGATAGATGGAGATTTTTTGAATTAGGTTCACCAACTTTTGAATTTACACAATCACAATCAACTGATGTACCAACAGGTCAAGGTTTTGCAACTTCATTAAAAATGGATTGTACTACAGCACAAGGAAGTTTAGCATCAGGAGATGCTCTTACAATAGTACAAAGAATTGAAGGTCAAAATTTACAGTATCTAAAAAAAGGAACTTCTAATGCTGAAAGTCTAACACTTTCATTTTGGGTTAAGTCTAACAAAACAGGAACATACATAGCTGAATTATTTGATTATGGTAATACAAGACAAATATCAAAAGCATATACAATAGACACAGCAAACACTTGGGAAAAGAAAACAATTACTTTTGCTGGAGATACAGCTGGTGTTTTTATTAATGATAATGGATTTAGTTTGCAATTAACTTTATGGTTAGGTTCTGGAACTGATTATACATCTGGAACTTTAAATACCTCTTGGAATAGTGTAACAAATGCAAACAGAGCAGTAGGTCAAGTCAATCTTGCAGATAGTACAGCTAATGATTTTTGGATTACAGGCGTACAATTAGAAGCTGGAACAACTGCATCTGATTTTGAGTTCTTGCCTTATGATGTGAATTTAAGAAGATGTCAAAGGTATTATCAAATTGTTGGTCAAGGTGGTAATTTTTCTGGTTCTGGTGGTATGATTACCAATGGTGCTGCCCATTCATCTAGTATTGCATATGGTGTTTTAGCTTTTTTAACTGAAATGAGGACTGCACCAAGTTTAGACCAAACAACAGGTACTAATTATTTTAGATTTCAGGCAAACAGTGCAGCATATTCATTTGATAGTTTTACAAGTGCATCAGGTGGTACAAGAAAAATAAGAATAAATAACACTGATAGTATAACTGTTACCGTTGGTCATGCTGGTTGGTTTAACACTGATAATGCTGCAGCTTCATTAGCATTGGATGCGGAGTTATAATTATGATTGATACAGTAACAAAAAACTATGATGCTATAACAAATGAATTTGTAAGTTACCAAGTAACTTATGTAAATTCTAACAGAGTTAAATCTGTACCATTAGACGAAGCAAATTCAGATTACCAAGCAATAATGGAATACATTGAAAATGGTGGTGAGGTAATTGATAACGGAGGAAATAAATAATGAGCAAACCATTAAATGATTTAATTGGTTTTAAATTTGGAAGTCTAATTGTATTAAAATTAGGTCGTAAAAAAGGAAATGGTGCTTGGTGGATTTGTCAATGCAATTGCGGAAAACAAAAAGAAATTCGTGCTTCAGATTTAGTACAAGGTAAAATAAATTCTTGTGGCTGTGAACATAAACAAAGAATAGCTAAATCAATCACTAAACATGGAATGGTAAATACTAAAACATACAATAGTTGGCTTTCTATGAAATCTAGATGTAATAAAATAAATGAATATTATTCTTGTCGTGGAATTACTTATGATAAAAGATGGGATTCTTTTGAAAATTTTTATTTAGATATGGGTGAAGCACCAGAAAATATGACTTTAGATAGAGTTGATGTTAATGGTAATTATGAAAAATCTAATTGTCGTTGGTCTACTAAAGAACAACAAGCAAATAATACTCGTGCTAATGTATTTATAGAATATAATGGTAAAAAAAAAACAATCGCACAATGGTCAAGAGAATTAAATATGAATTATGATAAATTAAGAAGTCGTATTATTAAATATAAATGGTCTTTACACAGAGCATTTACTGAAGGAAATACTGTTATAGATAATCCACCACAGGAGAACGAATAATGTCTTATATCGGCAGAGGAACAGATAAAATATCAAATGTTGAAATACTGGATAACATCACATTTGATGGTTCTAGTTCTTATTCTATTACAAAAAGTTCAGTAGCATTTGTACCTAACTCTGCACAATCATTATTAATTTCTATTGATGGGGTTGTTCAAGCTACCAACTTTACAGTATCAACTTCTACAATAGACTTTGGAGTTGCAGTACCTAGCACATCAACTTGCGATTTCTTTTTACATTATGGAACAGGAGTTTTATTTACTCCAGCAGATGGTACAGTTACAGAAGCTAAGATAGGAAGTGGTGCTGTAACAAGTGCTAAAATATCTTATCCTTTAACAACATTCAGTTCTACAGGTATAGATGACAATGCAACAAGCACAGCGATTACGATTGATAGTAGTGAGCAAGTTGGAATTGGTACAGCTTCTCCAGGTAGTGTATTGCATATTGACGGAACAAATCCAAAAATTACAGTTGGAACATCTGGTTCTAATGTTACTTTTTTACAAAGAGTAAGTGATGATTTTTATATTTTTAACAGAGAAAGTTCTGGTCATTTACTATTTGGAACAGCTGATACAGAACGTATGCGTATCGACAGTTCTGGTAGTGTTGGTATTACAAATACTCCACAAGGTACTTTGGCAAATCCAGGTTTTACTGTTTATAATGATAGTTCAGTTCTGATTGCTAGAAATGGAACTCCTATGTTTGTTGGTAGAACTGCTAATGATGGAACTTTAATAGACTTTAGAGAAAGCAATACTACAGAAGGAACTATAGCTGTATCAGGTAACACAGTATCTTATAATGGTTTTACAGGAACTCACTGGTCAAGATTTACCAATAACTCTAAACCTACAATTTTAAGAGGAACAGTTTTAGAAAGTTTAGATGAAATGTGCGACTGGTATAATTTAGAGTTTGATGTAATTACACAAGATGAAGATGGTAATGATGTAACTACCCCACAAAAAATACCTTATATATTATTAGATACACAATCTAATGGAGATACTGTTACTTACAACCATGAAGGAACAGATTACCAAGCAACAATCGTTAAAGAAAATGATGTCAAACACATGAAATCAAAAGTATCTGATACAGTAGATGCTAAAAATGTTTATGGTGTGTTTGTAGCTTATGACGAAGATGGCGAAGGTTATAATGATTTCTATGTAGCTTCAGTTGGTTCATTTGTAGTTAGAATAAAAGCGAATGAAACAATCGCTAAAGGAGATTTACTTCAATCAAATGGAGATGGAACTGCAAAAGTACAAACAGATGACAATGTTAAATCTAGCAGTTTTGCAAAAGTATTATCAACAACAGTAATTGAAACTTATGATGATGGTTCGTTTATCGTTCCATGTTCATTAATGTGTTAGGAGTATAGTATGGCAATAATTAAAACACAAGCAGATGGATTAAATTTAGCAGATGATTTTACATTTACTGGAAAGTTATCAGGTCAAAACTATCCAGCTTTTGAAGCGTATTTATCAGCAGGTCAAACAGTTTCTGATTCAGTAACAACTAAAGTTCAATTTGATACTGAAGTGTATGATACTAATGGTTATTATGATAATAGTGCAAATTACAGATTTACACCTTTAGTTGCTGGTAAGTATTTTGTTTATTGTTCAATTTTAGGTTCTGCAGGTACTTCTAATTTAAATTGGATAGAAACTTACATTTATAAAAATGGTTCAAAAATTAAAGAAGCGAGATATGCTTTTGTTGGTAATCCAGCCTCTATTGTAAATGGTCCTTTAAGTGGAGTTATTGATATGAATGGTAGTACAGATTATTTAGAAATATTTGGAGATGTTAATACAGCAAGTGGTGCAACAGGAGAGTTTAATGAAGGTAGAGCTTCAGATACAAAAGATACATACTTCGGTGCATACAGGATAGGAGATTAATTATGGCAAGTTTATCAAATAAAATTAGACAGTATGTCAATGCAGAAGTAGATTTTACAACTGATGTATTGCTACAAAATGATAGTGATGGCAGAGGAGATTATATCAAGGAATGGAATTTAGATATTGCACAACCTACTCAAGCACAATTAGATGCACTAGATGCACAAGCAGATTTTAATGTAGCTATTACTAATTTAAGAGCCAAAAGAAATAAAGATTTACAAGATTCTGATTGGACTCAATTACCAGATAATACATTAACATCTGAACAAAGAAAT